CAGCTACGTTATGTTACGAGCGAGATGTTCGACTGTTGCTATGCGCTCTCAGACAGCTTATCTTCTATTATCTGTGACAACACACTCACAGCAGAAGCAAAAAAGAGCTTGATGGAACAAAGCATTGATGAATTCACAGCTACTACTAAGGGAGCAACCATTCAATGGTCGGTTGGGAATCGGATGCAGTCACCAAATCCACAAACAGAAGTTCAAAAGTCGTTAGAGCAACAAGAAGTACTGAAGAAGCTGCTGGGAAAATACAACCTTGGCAATGAACAGACTACAGAGTCAGAAAATGAAACAATCAAAAAGGAGGTAATTGATACTATGAACATCGACAAAAGCAGAATGACACCCGAGGAGCAGGCTACGCTTGCTGAGTTAGAGAAGAAATATGGTATTCCTGATGTGCCAGCTACAGAGACATCATCTGCTGGCATTACAGAATCTATCTCAACAGACAGTGGTGTGACAAAGGGGACAGACTTCTCTTCTACTACTGGGTTGACACCAAAGGCAGCAGGAGGTGAACTCCATCCAGAAGTAGCAAAAGCATTGGCAGATTTCCAAGAACTTACAAAACGTCAAAGTGCAGAAGTAGAGGAACTGAAAAAAAGTTTGGAAGTAGAACGATTGACTACTGTGGCAAAGAAGTATGAGATTCTCGGTAAAAAGTCAGATGAATTAGCTGTGAAATTGTATGAACTCAGAAAAGCTGGTGGCACAGTTTATGATGATTACATTGCACTGTTGGATGAGAATGTAGATATGCTCACTAAGAGTGGTATGTTCCGAGAAATTGGCAGTAGTCGGCAAGGAAGTGTTGGTACTGAGGAAACACTTGGAATCAAGGCCCAGGAATTACAGAAGTCTGCTGCAGGTGGAATGACAGCCCCTGATGCAATAATAAAGGCATGGGAAGAAAATCCTGACCTTGCAGCACAATACGAAGCAGAATATATGGGGAGGTAAAAAATGTCAAATAAACAGTATCTAAATGCATTCATTAACAACAGTTCCACCATTCATGATGTACTAGCAGAAAACATCACAGATGCACCACATAAGGTTGTCACTTATAATACAGATGGTAAATTGGTGCTTCCTGCTTCTGACGGACTTCCAGTAATTGGTATCATATTGAGCGATGCACCTGCTGATGACAGCTACATTACCAAGGCAGGGACTGAGATTGATGTACTGATAAGACTTACTGGATTGGCAGAAGCAGAGGAAGCCTTGAAAAAAGGGGATTTCTTAACTGCTACTGCAAAAGGAACCATGAAGAAAGCAGCAAGCGGCGATTATATCTTTGGCATCGCTATGACCGAGGTAACAGCTGCAGGGGAACTCGTACAAATCCAGATTACAAACAGTGGATATGAGAAATAAGGAGGTAACGAACAATGGGACTTACAACACAGGAACTGGCAGTAAATATTCAAAAGGGGGTTTTTAAGCCACATATTTATCTAACAAATGTTTGTCTATCATATTTCCAGAATCTATCAGGATTTGTGGCTCGAAAGGTTTTTCCTATTATACCAGTACCAACATCTTCAGCTCGCTATTATGAGTTTGACAAAGGCGACCTGGCAAGGGACAATATGGCCCGCAAACCAGAGTTCGGACATGTGGCTCCAGGTATCTATGGCAAAAGAGATAAATTCTACCATTGTGGTGTAGATCAGGTTATCACAGGAGTAGACAAAATTAGTGCCCTGGATTTTCAAAGAACTAATGCTCCAGCGGTCATTGACCCAAGGAGAAGCAAAGTACGCTGGGTAGCAGAACAAATGAATATCCATCTTGACCGTATATGGGCAGCGAAATATTTTAACTCTGGTAGTTGGACACATATTTATATAGGAATCAACAGCGGCACCCCTGGAGCCAACCAATTTTACTGTTTTGACAGTGAAAACAGTGACCCTGTGATTTTTTTCAACCAGTTGAGAAACCGAATGCTTCTGGCAGGATTACGCAAACCCAATAAGATGGTGCTGGGAGCAAATGCTTATATTGCCTTAACTGTCAATCCTTCTATTTTGGAGCGTATCAAATACCAAGGCAGCGAGGCAAACCCAGCAAACGTGACCGCTAACGTCCTTGCTCAGTTATTCGGGTTAGATGAAATTGTTATTGCAGAGAGCGTTTACAATGCTGCACCTTACGGAGCAGAAGATGATATGCGTTTTATATGCAATCCTGATGATGCTCTATTAACCTACACTACCAGCGCCCCTAGTATAGAGGAACCAAGTGCAGGATATACATTTACCTGGGATATGCTTGGCAATGGGCAATATACCGCTGTTCAGCAGTATCTAGGAGAACAAAGTACCCATACGGAATTCATAGAAGGATTGCTCTGTACTGACCCAGAAATCACATCTCCAGACCTTGGTGTGTTCCTAAAAGGAACTGTAAGCGAAGGATTTGCAGCATAAAGGGGGAACCAGTTATGGCATATATTGCAAATAGACCTGTACGTTTTGACCGTAGCTACAAAGTAGGGGAAATGATTCCTTCAGAAGTAATCGAACCTAAAATGGTTCTTAAACTGATAGATATGGGAAGAATTATTTGTGTTGATATTTTGGATGGGGATACCAACACAAAGGAAGATATTAACAGCGAAAATGGTATAGATAGCGAAAATCCAATAGGGGTAGAATCTATATCAGAGGGGGACCCAGATGTACCAGGGAGCGATATAGTGCAAATATCAGGTAGTAATGATATAGAAGCTGCTGCCTTTGAAGCACTAAATAACAATAATTCAGAAGCTGCTGCTTTTGACGTACCAAATAGTAATAGCTCAGAGCCTGCTGCTCCTGAAGGATTCACTTGTAAGGTCTGTGGCAAGACATTTAAGTCACAAAATGCATTATCGGCACATTTTAGGTCTCATAAGGACTAAGGGAAGGAGATAGCATGACATATAGCTATGACCCAACCAAAATCAGGGCAAGAGGCAAGGACCAGATGCGCTTTGAACTCGGTGATACCCAGATAGATGGTGGCGCAGATACTTGTGCATTGTCTGATGAGGAATATGAGGCAATGCTCGTAGGGCTAAAGGATGGGAAAAAGGCGTGGCTGCTTGCTAAATTAGCGACACTTGAGTCTATCCTATTTAAAATGCAGCATCAAGTCAATATGAAGATAGATGTCCTACAATACGATTTTGGAGATCGAGCAGAAAGATGGCAGAACATGTATGACTCTTTAAAAAAGCAGATACTGGCAACTGCATCCATTCCAAGACTGTCTCCGTCTATCAGAGACACAGCCCCTTATTTTCACAAAGGAATGGAAGAAAATCCAAGAGCTATGTATGGTACAGGAGAGCTGCCATTCCGCCATATGACATCATAGGAGGTAAAAATGTTCATAGGAGCAATGAATCTGAAACCAGGACAAGAACTGCGACAATTTGATATCTACAGAGATGGGGAACATAAAACTGCCAGCGGCAGGGTAACAAGCAATGGTTGGGAATACTTAGGAGAATTCAAAGCAGTCCTTGCAGCAGCTAAACCAGAAGAAATAGAACGATGGAGACAGTTGGAACACCCAATAACACATAAGATAATCCAACAGGGTATTGTACCATTTGAAATCAAAGCTGGAGACTCCTTAGTATGTGAAAAAAAACGGTATATTGTTCAGACTGCGCCATATAATCCAGGTGGATTAAATCACTGGACAATTTACTACTGCGATGAAAGAAGTGATGTATAATGGCTCACGGGAAAACCATTAAGCAAGGAACAATTAGTACAGAAAAACAGCAATCCATATCGAATGCTCAATTCAACGCTTCAAAACTTATTGGAAAAACGATAGCAGTCACATTAAAAGGAATGCAAAGGGAAGTCTCACAGAGGGCATACCGAGCAAGCAATGAATTACGCAATGCATCGCTCTACATTTTACGAGGAAAACGCAGTGGTAGGATATACAAGGTACCAAACACAGGCAAGAAATATAAGGCATCCGCACCAGGCGAGTCACCAGCAGCCAGAACGGGTGTATTCCGGCTTTCATGGGGACCTCACGCCCATGTAGAAAAGAAAGGGGTTCACTTTCGGGCAGTTTCCTCTATTGAGAGTAAAGAAAAGGCTGGAGGAAAACTGCTAGGTGAAATGCTTGAAAATGGTACAGGTAAAATAAAGCCAAGACCATACAAACAGAAAGTGATTGACAAAGCATTGCCAAAAATCAAGGAAATCTATAAGAAACCGTACCATCTTTGATAGGGAGAAAGGAGAATTGGCATGGCATTGATTACAAAGGCAAGTCAGGATGTGTTCAATCTTGAACAAATTCAACGTGGAGACTGTATTCATATCCGCAGAACGGGTGACACTACATTCCGAAACGGATTTGTAACAGAAGTATCTACTGACAGATTGCGTCTACTTTATTGCAATACCCAGAATAACGCAACCAGTTACCTTGATGTTATGGCAGCAGATGTGGTAATTGGCGTATGGGAAATTTTCTGGACAAGCGACTTCCAGACTATCAATTATGAATATAATGCCACTGTGACAAAGACATGAATACAGCAATCAGGAGAATTATTCATGAGCAGGTATCATCAGATGTACAAATAGCAGGAATGCTGGCAGCTTATAACGGCTTGCCAGCTTTTTTTTACCAAAAATCTCCAAGCGACAGCCGAATGGGATGGGGAAATCCACGATATCCACGTGTGGATTTTAATATAGATATGTATCATGACCCAGAACGAAAAACTGCAGGAACCTTAACCATAAATATTTGGTGTACCACAGAATGTCCTGCGATCGGAAATCAAGACCCAGACAGAGCAATTGAACAACGGCTAATGGAACTAATATCTGGTACGTTTTATACAGGTGATGATAGGACAACCATATGTGCAAAATGGGAACGCTCGGACGAATTTGTGTACGAGGGCGGAAATACCGCAAATAATACACCGCCAGAGATTTATGGGTTAACAGTAACCTTTGAACTGATGGAATTTCCAGAACAACTATCTATTGATCCAGACCCTGTACAGGGGTTAAATGCATGGACAAAGCAGCACTTCCCTTTGATAACAGCTATTGCATATGACACCATGCCGCCCATTTGGAAGCCTACAGATAAAAACCCTGCAGTTTACTGGAGATTTGAAGGTACAGAAAGTACAAACAAACAAAGTTATACGGTAACATGGTTTACTGGCATATTTGCGGCCCATGTCATAGCAGATAATATAACCGAACGGAATAAATGGACAAAAGCAATCATGGAAAGGATGCAGATTGATGGAGAGATACTCCTGCCAGACACTAGCCCTATGTTTATCAATAGGATATCTGTCAAGCATAATGCAGACCCACTACGAGACGGACAGCTTGAGCTTACTGGTCAATATGGTGTACTGGCACAGCTTCCCAAGGAATCAGCACAAATTAAACTTATAAATCCATACCACAATATGGCAAAAAAGGAGGAATAGACCGATGGCAGATGCAACCTATAAAGTAACAGAGCTGGCAGCACAGGCGCGTCAGATATTTGGAACAACTCCAGAGGTAGTAACTGTTGCATTAAAGACAACTGGTAAAGATACAGTAACCATTCAAGAAGCCCAAAAAACAGTCAAGGATTTTCTAAACAAGGAGGTAAGATAAGATGGCCTCATTTTTCATTACTGGTGAAAAAAAGAAACGCCCTGGGGTATACCTCCGTTATGAAAACTGGGGAACCCCTCCCATTGCTGGAGTAGATGACGGCAAATGTGCAGCAGTACTCCGATCTAACTGGGGACCATTAGGACAAGTATCCATTTTGGAAAAAGCTGAGGATATCTCAAAGAACTATGGCAATGGTGGGGAGAATAGCACTATCGTTGTGCCAATGGAACAATTTAAGGGTGGTGCAAGGCTTGTCTATGCAGTCCGACTCGGTACAGGAGGAACCTGCGGAGTTTATACTATAAAAGATAGTCAGGATAATCCTGTGATTCAACTTACTCTTAAATACCCTGGCAGCCGTGCATTAACAGTCACAATCCGTCCTACCTTGGAAGATAGCAATATAAGTGAACTGTTAATTGTAGAAGGAACGGAACAATTAGAACGCCTAACATTCAGCAATACAGATAATAGTGTAGCAGCCCTAATGGCAGCATTTAAAAAACAGGGAAGTGGATATTTCAATCTAACTCCATTGGCAAACGCAGACAATAATGAAAAACTTAAGACGATAGATCAGGAGGAAATTGCAGGCGGTACAGACCCAACTGTGAACATCGCAGCCTATAGTACAGCGTTTGAGGTTCTGGAGGCATACCGTTGGAATGTGATGGCAATTGATACTGAGGACACTTCCATTCAGATGATGATGCAGTTGTTTCTTAATAGAATTTATCAAAATGGAAAATTCTGCATGGGTGTAATTGGAGAGCCGACTACCATAGACTTCGAAACTCGGTTGAAACATGCCAGTGCCTATAATGACTATCAAATGGTATATGTTGGAAATGGCTTCACTGATATCAGCGGCAATATTTACGAGGGGTACCTGGCAGCAGCTCGAATTGCAGGGCTGATTGCAGGAACACCAAGTAATGAGAGCATTACTCATACAGCAATCACAGGTGCAACAGAAGTCATAGAAATGCTGACCAATAACCAACATGAACGCGCTATCCAGGCAGGAGTACTGATGTTCAGTGTTTCAGCAGCTAACACTGTATGGGTAGAGCAGGGAATCAATACCTTAGTCCTTCCTGGTACAAAGGAAGATGAGGGTTGGAAGAAAGTTAAACGCGTCAAGGTTCGATTTGAACTGTTCCAGAGATTAAACGATACAGTAGAAGTGCTGATTGGACGCATCAACAATGACCCAGACGGGCGAATGACGGTTATACAGGTTTCCAATGGTGTATGCCAGACAATGGTAGCAGAAAAGAAGCTGCTTGCTGGAGCACATGTAGAAATAGATCCTGACAATGCTCCAGAAGGTGATAGCGCATGGTTTGTAGTTTACGCAGATGACATTGATGCATTGGAGAAAATGTACTATACATTCAAATTCCGGTTTGCACCGACAGATATCGAATAAAGGAGGAAATTTAGATGGATGGATTAAATGACCAGAGTCTGCTTGATGTCCGAAAGCTGATTAGTGGAAAAGATGGGCGACTTTTCGTTACGACAAAAGCAGGAACGAACATTTTTCTAGCAGAAGTTGATACATTTCAAACACAGATTAGCCCTGCTAATACGGACTATCAACCTGTTGGCAGTGCGCTGGTTTATGCAGTCAACACGGGCTACACCGTCACGCTGACGCTTACGGAAG